GAGAGAATTACTAAAGTGATTCTCGGAGGTGCCGATCCGATTACTTATCAGTGGTGCTGGAGAACTCTCGCCCCGTCNATTATTAAATACAGTCGTTGTCACCCTAAGTACGGAAACATTCTGGATAATTGGAATTACCAGTATGAATCCCTTGGGGAACAGGAACAACGAAATGGCCAATTAATGGGNTCTATTCTTTCATTCGTAATCTTGTGCGTGGCAAATTTAGCAGCCTACGTTCACTCTTTAGAGACATTTCATAATCGTCAATTTAGAGTGGAAGATCTCGTAGGTGAATATGCAGTTAAGGTGAATGGTGATGATATCCTCTTTTGTTCTGAGGAGTCATTCTACAATCACTGGAGGCAAGTCATCCAACTTTTTGGATTTGAACCATCTATCGGAAAATCTCTTTTCCGATGAGATCTTGCAAATAAATTCTGCACTATTTATGCCTAAGTACATGGATGTCGATAAAGATATACAACATCGTATTCTCCCTTCTAAGCGCTGTATAGGCGCCTATTGGGTCCCATATGTGAATTATGGGTTAGTGACTACGAGAAAGAAACAGGATTGCTCCAAGGACACTAGATTGATCAGTGGAATTGGTGTTGGTCGGGACCTCACTCAACATGACCTGGATGGAATTAACCGTTTGAAAGTCTTAAAGAAGATTCAAGATACCCTATTAGAGGGGCTTCCTTCTTCTTTGTTGCCTATTGTGAATAGACAATTTTGGAGTTTTTCTAAATATCTCCAGAAGACATTCTCACGGATACCATTCTTTGAGTCAGAAGAGTGGGGCGGAATCGGTTTATCCCGTGTGGGAATTACCGATCTCGAACCCAAAAACCTAATCTACGATCAGGGGGTGAGCGTTAAGGACTATCTCTTCCGTGCTGAAAATTTAACAGCGGGAGATTTAGTACTAAGGGAATATTATTGTTCACAATTCCCAGAAGCCATCCTATTAGAACCCGAATATGATGTACTCGCAATGTATAGCAAATATTGCAAGAGTCATAGGGGAATCTATTGTCCGCGGCCTGAAC